GGCACCGTTTGCAAGAATGTATGAGATTCTGTGAACAAGCATCTTCTTCCTTTTCCCACGTCCATATTCGTGTCCATAGAAGAACACCATCCCATAACTTCCACCAGTTGGTTCGACTCCGTTTGTTGCACCAGTCCATAGCCAGCAACCATTTTCAGAAGTCTTGTCAACTCTCGACCAGAAGCTTTCCAAAAAATGTGAAGAAAAATCTTCCTTCCTGAGATCCTTCGCGTACATAGCTACTCGTTCCCCCCAACTACTGGCTCTATGCCGAGCGACGACGTAACAGGACCAACAAGTTTTGCCAGATCAGCACTTCCCCAATGGGTGTACCCTGCTGTGGTGCCGATGTCGACGTGGCCCATGATGCTTTTGCGCGCGTCCTCGGATGCCCCGGCTATGGCGAGCTGCGTGGCGAAGTAATGCCGTGCGCTGCGTATCGTCACCCGCGGCAATCCAGCTGATTCCAACGCCCGGTACCAGCGGCGTCGTTCGACCGTGTTGGTCAATGGTTGCCCTTTGCGGGTGAAGATCAGATCGTCAGTCTTTAGATCATGGGTGGAAGCCCATGCGGAGAGGTCATCCCAGAGTGCTTTGCTGACGGGCACGATGCGCTCGCCCTTCTTCGATTTCGGCGGCACCATCCATATACCCCCGGCAACCGGTTCCGCCTTGAGCCATGAGGGTATGACCGCGCCCTTCGCATACCGCTGCAACTCGTGGCACACGTGGATCGCGGGCGTGCCATCGACCTGCACCAGGTCGTCCGGTGTCAGGGCGAACCGCTCCCCCTGTCTCATGCCCGTCTCGAAGGCGAGACGCCACATGAGGCCCCACATCGCGTCATCCTCGGCACTGTCCGGCCACTTGTTCTGCCCGCGCCTGCGCTTCACCTCACCAGGGCCACTTGAGGCGGCCTGTATGAGCTTCACCGGCTGCCCGGCATCAAGTATCACGGTCGGGTTCGCCTCGACCCTGGGCGGGTCGCAATGAGCGCACACGTTCGATTCCAGAGACCCTCGCCAACGGCATCATCGAGGGCGTTGCTCAGACGTCGATACGCGTTGAGCGCGGTCTTGCTGCTGCGCGTCGAGGTGATGTCCTTCTCCAGCTTGCGCACATGCGCCGCGGTGAGATCGCCGATGCGGACGGCCCCGATGCTGTTCGTGATGTTCCGGCAGTCCGAACGGTACGACTCCCAAACCCTGGGTTTGACGTTGGGGCGTTTGAATTCCTCAAGCCAACGATCCAGCCAATCCGCCAGTTTCGGTGTCTTCACTGATGGGAGTACGCCCGTGGCCACGAGCCGGTCTCGTTCCTTCTCGTATTTTGCCTTTGCCACGGCGGCTGTCTTGCTGGCGAAGCGCTTGTGTCGTCGTTTCCCCGTTCCGGGGTCTGGTGGTAGTTCGAGCTGATAGATGGTGTATCCGCGTGTGTCGGTGGTGACGCTTCCCGATCCTTTAGTCCGTCTCCGGTCTTTTTTCCTGGCCATGATCTGCCTCCGTGCCCCGCCGTTTTGGTGGGGACTATAGTGGGGACTATGGGAGCCGAATGTGGCGCAATGTGACGCAAAAGGCGCGTTTTTGGCGTTTAGTCACCCTGATTGTTCTTTATGGATTATAGCGGTTCATCGTTGAAATTCCGCCATTCCTATACTCCGTGAGTGGAGCGGGCGACGGGAATCGAACCCGCGTAATCAGTTTGGAAGACTGATTACAAGGACAACTCAGAACTACTCTACATTAACATAAAATCCTCAAGTGGGGACTAAGTGGGGACTATCGCCAATCATCTCCACTTCCGATCAAGCGCTCGCAGCACACGTATTGGTGCGCCGTATTTGATGGTGCGGATGTCGGCCTTGACTTCCTTGTGCTGAGCCTCGAGGAGCTTGCGTTCTCCCCTGCTGAGATCAGGGTCTGTCAATGCGTCGAGGATTGCGTCTTTGCGTTTCTCCATGATCGTGCGCGTGCGCTGGTTGCGTTCCTGGTCGGTATTACCGTGCTGTTCGGCCTGCACCTTTGGACGAGTGGTCACATCATCGTAATCATAAAACTCACGCATGTTTAATAACAAACAATGAACCCTCGACCGTAGCCGAGGGTTGGAAGATATTCTGACTGTTGTCACCAAGACTCTGGATATGACATTGGTTTTCTCCTTGCGATAGACGATGAAAGGCTATCAGTAAATCAGTATAATGTCTATTTGCAATTCGCCCAATGGCATTATCGAGTGGGTCGTTCTCGAAGACTCTGGAGCAGGGTCTCCAAGGTTGGCCGGATTTCTTCCAGTAGTGGCCATGTGTAAATATATTCTTCACGAAGTTTTCTGTCCATCAGCAGTCTTACGAATAACTTACCTGACTCTTTTTTCTTGCCAAGAAGAGCCATCTTGGCAAGCTTGAACATATCGTCTTTTTCATCTGTTGAGAAATTCTCTACCTCTTGTTTCCATGTTTTCTCACCCAGCTGCTTTCGTGCTACCCAATCATTCACGCGGACAATGAGCGAGGAATAGCCATCTCTAATTGACAACTCTTTCGCGTACTTCCCATAAAGGACGCTCGAGAGATACCTCTTTGTGAGATTAAATTCATATGTTATGGAACCTATTTGTGGCTCGAATTGTTCGATTTTTTCTTTTTCTTGCTTTCTGCTCATCTCGCAAGAAATAATTGCTGCTGCAGCAACGGCGTAGTCTAGAAAATTCGTAATATAGTCATTATCAATATCTAACTTCTGGCCTTCGGTGTAGTTTCCTCTTTGCTCTTGTGAGCAATATGAGAAATATCTTGAATTTACTCTCCCCTCGTTGTGTACATGAGCATTACGCCGACCAATTGCTTCGGTAATGGTAGGTATTAAAGGCTCCAAGGCTGATATGGAGATATGACAAGTTCTCTCGAGTGATTGGACCCACTTAGCGAAAGGACCGTACATCAAATCCGTTATCCTGCGTTCAGCAGTAATCATTGATATAGCCTCGATGGAACCTGCATCTCGAAGGTCTTTTAACGTAATATTGGTATCGTTCAGAGATTGTGGGCGCAACAAGTAAAAATTTCTTAATGTTTCAGCAAAAAAGAATTCAAAATCAGCTATAGCAGTCGACAAGAGAGAAGCCAGAAAAACTTCACTCGGGATACTCAAATCTAATATTCTCGTTGCCTCTTCAATGTAAACATTAATATTCTCATCAGGGGGGAGACCCTTATCGAATCTGCGAAACTTAGCTGATATCTTTCCGATGGATTCTTTATCAGGAGGATTCGTTTTAAGATCGTTCACGGCATCGAGTATTCTTCTGCACTTATCTTTTTTAACACCACTTCCGAAGCGAGTGCGCATCGATTTTGTATATAAATCAACGAGATCTATCTGCTTCGAAGCAGTTTCCACCAAATTAAAAACAACCTTCTGTTTGTTCATGTAATTTTTTAGAACTGAACCATTCTCCGTAGAGCCGAAAATGATAGGTTTTTTCTCTTGTTGCGGCATTGCAGGACTTCATTCTCTCGAGACATTCGATTTGATATTTCATAGATACCACTTCTAATTTCAGTAACCAAATTTGCGTTTGTTCAATCAAAATGTCTGATTCCCCAGAAAGCAGGAAAGCCCCGCCCTCGGCGTAATGCCGGGAGCGGGGCCTGGAGTGGCTGTGGTTACTTGTTGTGGGTGGCTGTGCTGTAGCCGAGCAGTCCCGCCAGGAGCGTGCCGATGGCGGCGATGGTGAGACTGACGGGCTGCATCCATCCGATGTCCCAGATGGTGCCCAACGCGCCGGTGAACACGACCAGGGGGCTGATGGCGTAGATCGCCGCATATTTGAGGATGTCGTACACCCGGTCGGGCAGGAACGGCGGTCTGACCGGTTCCGGCGCGGCTTCCACGGTGGTCTTGGATGGGTCTGTCATATGCAGTGCTCCTTAATATTTGAGGGTGTGTCCGGTGTAGATGCGGTTGGGGTTGCCGATCCCGTTGAGCGCGGCCAGGCGGCTGGTGGTGGTGCCGAGCCTTCGGGCGATCGATGAGAGGGTGTCTCCCCTGCGGATCGTGTACCTGCGATTCGAGGACGCGACCGTGCTACTGCCGGCGAGTTTCAGGGTCTGCCCCGTGTAAATCACATAGGGTGCCCGGATGCCGTTGAGATTGGAGATCGCGGTCCACGGAACACCGGTTTTCGCCCCGATCCTGCTGAGGGTGTCGCCACGCACCACCGTGTAGGTGCGCGTGGTAGAAGTGGTATTGCCGGAGAGGCTGGCCTGGGTGGCTGGACCCGCGTAACCGTCTACCTGGAGCCCGTGTCTCGATTGGTAGTCGCTGACCGCGGCTCTCGTGCCTGGACCGTAGTAGTCGTCGAGGGCCAGTTGGTAGCCGTGGGCGGCGAGCAGTCGTTGGGTCTGCACGACCGAATATCCCAGGTACATGCCGTGAGGAACCGTGCTCGCTGCAGGATTGCTGACCGGTACCGTGATCGTCGTGGCACCATCGCCCCATGCTCCCTGACGGGCCACGTTCATGTCGAGGTTGCCGTTATACCCCGGTCTGCGTCCGACCGACGTGTACTGGTGGATGTGCCACTGATCCCAGTACGCCACCGATGGCGACCCATGATAGGCACCGTCGTTGCGCCCGTAGTTGGCGACCCAAAGTTTGACGCCGGATGCCGCCACTGCAGACCAGTTGTATGCACGAGTCACCGAGGAACTCATGTACGCGTACATGTTCGCGTCGGCACCCAGACGTGAGCGCACCTGCTGCACCCAGGCCATGACCTTCGCCGGGGACACGAACCGGGACTCCTCCGCGTCATACGCCAGCGGATCGCCGTGGCGGTAGCCGACGAGGTTGTCCACGAAGAAGTTCGCGGCGCTCACGGGGTCGGCGTACCCGTTGTAGTAATAGAAGCCGAGGTTCTTCCCCGACGCGCGAACCTGGGCGGCCTTCCTCTTGAACATCGGATCGAGATAGTTGTATCCGATGTCCGAACCACTGACCTTGAGCATGCCGAAGTCCTCAAGCATGCCAACGTTGTAGTCACCCTGCCACCTGCTCGTATCCTGACCCCGTGTATCCGCCGATGCCAGCGGCGTCAACCCCAGGGCAAGCGCAACGGATACCAGGAATGCGCCAAGCAGACGCCAGACGTTCCTGGGTTCGGGCTTGCGCTCGTGTGGGCTGACGATGTCGCCTGCTCATTTGGCCTCCTTGCTGGTGGCGGTGACGGCCCTGTTCGCTCCGGCCCCGCTTTCACTGACCTGGTGCCCGTCCAACGTGATGGTCACGGTGATGGTCGCATCGGCGGTGCCGTTCTGCGCGGCCACCGTGATGCTCTGACCGGCGGTCAGCTCGTACACGCCCGCGAACGGGAGCGGCACATTCGGATTACTGTCCGTCTGCGCCCGGCTGTCCCCCACATGCTGATCGCTTTCGGTCGGGGTTGCGGACGCACCCTCTAAGCCCTCGGCTCCGTGGATGGGGTTGAGTCCGGTGTCGGGGTCGATGACACTGACCGTCACGTCAGTGGCCGTGCCGGCACCCTCAACGTTGACTGTCGCGGTATGTGTTCTGATGGTCTGACTGGCCGACGTGGTCGGCTTCACAGCAGTCGGTGCGGGCGTGCTGGTGCCGCACGCGGCAAGCGAGCCGAGCAAGGCCAGCGCGGCCAACGCTCCCAATAATCGTTGATGCATGGTTACCTCCTAATTTTGGGCATAAGAAAAGCCCCCGGCGGACACCGGAGGCTCGAATGATTAAGTAAGTAGTTATGGGCGGTTGTGGGTGTAATCCCAGTCGTCAGCAGCGACGCGTTGCGCATAGTTGTCCTCGAGTTGGGCCAGGCGTTTATGCCCGACACCGTTCCCCCCGAGCGCAATGTATGCTTCGCCGCTCTCTATCGCCGACTGATGACTGTTCTGGTCATACGGGTGGGCGAACAAGCATTGACGCAGCTGCGTCAGCCTGAATTCACGGAGCTCACGATCGATGTGCTCCATATGCGCGTAATCGCGGTTGAGCTTCTCCCCCATGACCTTGATCGTCGGAGACGCAGCCAAAGCCTTCTCCAACTCCACCCCGATGTCCGCCTTGCGCACCACGGCATGCCCTCGGGCCAGCCAACGGTCGGCGATACGCCCTGCGAACGCCATGAACCCGCTGCTGCCCAACGCCGTCACCAGTATCCACGCCCACACGGGCATATGATCAGGCATGGAAGCTCCTCCCCCTGCGTGCCATGTTCACGGTTGCGCCTGCCAGAAGAACTTGACTCCCTGTTGTCCGGTGTATGCCTGGTTACGCAGATCAACCTCGCGAACCGTGAATGACGACGCGGTCCTGCCGAACAGCACGGGATACCAGAAACGACGGTTGTCATCATCGATGGTCGCGGCCTGCAGGAACACGGTACCGGGTTTCCACGGGACACTGATTTTCACCATGCCGTTCACATCCGTCAACCCATCATAGAAGCCCGACAGTTTCATCGCAACCCACGCACCCGAACGATATTGGTATTCCGTATTGTTCATGGCGGTGCCGTCACTGGTGATCGCAGCCTTCTGCCCCTCGACGCCTGTCAGTGAGTTGAGGATGGCGAGGGTCGGCACGGTGATCATGGTCTGTTGCAGTATCCTTGGCGCTGTGTCACTCGCCGTACCTGCTGCGACCTGTCCGATGACCAGCCCGTTGATGCTGCTGTTGGCGGTACTCGCAGGGAATGATTGCAGTACGATGCCTGGGGCGCTGCCGTGGGATTGTGACGGGTCGGATAGCACCAGGGCTATCTTGTATGTTCCGGTGCTGTCAGCAACGTTGACTGTTGCCTGAGAGTCCAAAGCATAGGTGTATGCGCCGACTCCTGTCCATGGGCATATGACGCCTGCGTGTGGTTTGACGGTGACGGTGGTGCCGCTGATCGACAACAGTGGGGACGGGCTTCCTGCCCGAACCCCGGAAACCGTGCCGAACGCCGTCCCGTCAGACGGTGTGAGCAAGGGCGTTCACGGCCTTGCGATAATTGTCCGCAGTGTATTGCGGACTGCCGTTGAGCTGGGTGAGTGGATGGGCTATGAGAGCCATGTGAATCTCCTTTGAATGATGCTTACGCTGGGTTGATGGCGCATATGACGGGTTCCGCGTGGTTCGAGAACCATGATTTGTCAGGCATGCCGATGACAGCGCCGCTGGCGTTCTGAGCCCAGCCTCGATACCCTCTTCTCGTTCTGATGGTGTACGTATCGCCGGGAGCCAGGTTTTGGACGAAACCTATTGACGTGCTGGTCATTCCCAGCACCATCGTCTGGTTCGACTGACCAGACTTCCGCATGCATCACGATGGACCGTTCCCCCAGCGTGTTCACGCGGTACCTGTGGAGTCCAGCACCTCGTATCCCACGAGCGTGTCAGATTGCACGCTGACGCCGGTGGACAGGTATGCGTTCGCTTTGGTTTTCACATACGCTTCGTTCTGCACTCTGATGCGTCCGCTCGACGGGGCCGTGAACTCCATCGAGGCATCGAGTCCACCGTCGAAATCCTTCCAGACGGTTTCCGTGACGTTCACAGTGGACATCCTGTCCCATGTTCCCAAAGCTTGCGCGACACCGTTCGCTCCGGTGAGGTATTCGATGATCGGCCATATGCTCCTGGCGACACTCGCGCTCTGCTCGACAGCATCAGCTTGGGTCTGCTGTACGCGCCTGGCCAACGCGTCATCGCCGTCCTGATAGAGGAATTTGCCGGCCATCACTCTCCCCCGTCCTCGGATTGCAATATCGGCGTCAGTTTCGGCGTCCCGGTGAAATCCATGGAGTAGCCGATGACCCGGGCAGTCCCGGAACTGCGATCGGGATACCGTTCGGCAGCCTCGCTCGCATCCCAGCCGACCACATCACCGAGAGACCACTCCACGTTAAGTTTCGGCGCGGTATTCAGATCCACCGCAAACGACACCGTCGTGGTGCCGTCACGCAGCAGGGCGAGACGTGCCGCGGCGTGCGTGTCCAACGTGTCCGTACTGGTGATGGACGTGCTCGGCATATACGAGTACGGCACCACCGGACGTGCCGGATCGTCAACCGTATGCCAAGAGCTTGCCGGACGCACGTCCCCGTCAGCGGTGCTCACCGCACGCACACGGTTCGCTCCCTTGCCGGTCGACCAATCCTCACTCACAGCGAACGAGGTCATCACCGACAAATCGAACGAGGTCATCTGACCGGTGCTGCCGATACGATCCGCCACCCTGAGGACAGGATGATAGGAGCCGTCATCATCCACCAAGGTAGACACCACCCATTCCGGGCCATTGATCACCTGACAGAGTTCCTGAATGCAGGACAACACCGATTTATCGGCAGCATCGGTGTACGTGCGGTCGCGACGCACCCCGGACGGGTCGGCGGACACTCTCAGACAGTTCCTGCACCCTGTGATGGCCCAGTCAACCACCAGCCGTCGCACTATCTCGGTCTGTGTTGCCTGGCTGAACGTCACGTCACCTACAGGCATGCGATCGAGATACGTCTCCCATGTGGCCAGTTTCAACGATAAGGTCTTCGACGCCAGCTCACGGTCACGCTCGAGAATCACCCCGCTCCACACGGGCACCCCGTCCTGGACCAGCACCAGCCACGATGACATGGGTTCGGTCGCGTCCAACCAATTACCGGGAACCGCATCCCACGGCAGTTCGGCCGTCAACGACGTGTAATCCATCATCCGCTGTTCCAGCCCCGACACCTGCAGGTCGGGCAGTTCCGCGATAGGCATGCCATCGACCATGCGGCATGCCATCCACGTCAACTCGCTCATAGCCACGCCTCCCGGAAACTCACCGTCAACCGGGCACCACCACTGCCCGACTCCGCCGAAAACGCCCACGTATTCACACCCGGCGACGCCATCGACCATTCCCGTCGCACCACCGCTCCACGAGCCGGATCAGAACCGTCGACCAGCACCTCATGCGTCTGCCCATCGAACGTCACATAATGCCCGGTCCCCAACACCAGACGCAGCGTCATGCGTTTACCGGACTGCACATGCTCCACACTCGGATTGACGCACGGCCCGTCAATCCGCAGAGACACCGCTCCAGGTGCCGAGCCACCATTGGGCAACGACACCATGCCCGATACCGTCTCCTCGGGAAACACCCACGAATTGACCGACCCGGCACCCCCGAACACATACGGGAACACCATGCCGCCAACCGATGCAGGCAAACCGGTAATTCCTGAGACAGGCGGACCCGCAGTGAACACATACGGTGATAGTGATTCTTCCGAAAACACGACTTTGACTGATTGGTCGGAAATCCATTTGACTTGGAAAACGTCAGATAGCCTCATCCTGGACATCTGCACACTCCCGTGCCAGTCCACGACAACATCATGCCAATCCACTGATGCCGCAGCTCTCAATGCAGCCAGCGAGGATCTGAGACCTGTCATACTCTCATTTCGCATAACCAATGAGATGGTTAGCTCCTTGCCTGAGTATGCCGCATGATTGCCGAAGGACCCCATGCCCCAAACCTTCGCGCTCTTCGATGATGTCGGCGAGGCTCCCGATTCCCATCCGTCCCATGTCCAAACCCTGATTTCGGTCATGTTCGAGTCAACGCCCCACAACTCATAACCGTTGACTGTAGTTTTTATGGGATCGTTAACAGAACCAACCATGACGCTCCTTATATAAGCCCACTATTCATGCGACGAGAGATTTTATGCATCAGCGAGGTATCAGATTCGCGGAGCTGCCAGTAGTTCACGGTTTGGTTTGGCATGTTTGCATAGTCGCGCTTCGTGACCTGCTGTTGCGGCATGACTCCCGTCTGATACTGCTGCACCAGACCGCCTGCTGCATACCGCTGGTAATTCAACTGATCGAACAATCCAACGCCATAGTGATCGACCGCGGCTGCTCGAATGACATACTCTCCATTGGACAAGCGAGCTGGTATCGAATCCGACGTGGCAGTACCTGGGCCAGAAATATAACCACCGGAAGCTTTGCCTACCTTTTTATATCCACTTGCCAATGGTCCGGATGCGGAGGGCAGGTCTCCTGTCGCCATGTAGTTGACGACCTGATTCAGCGTGACGGTTTTATCCTGGAGTCCAGCCAACATATCTCGAACGTTGCGGATAACCGGTGTCGCATTATCCGTGGCCGTGAGGTTCGTGTTGTGTTGCGTCGGCACATTGTTGACGGACTGAGTGAGCCGGTTCACGGCATCCTTGGTCAGACCGGACTGGTCGGCCAGCGTGTTGGCCTGGTCTTTGCTCATGCCCATTTTCATGGCGAAATCAACGAATCGGTTCCTGGCATCGTCAATGGTCGGCAGGATCTGGTCTACACTCTGCCCGTTCCTCGCGTTCGCTTCAGCCGCATCCAACGCCGATTTGGCGACGTCGTTCAACGCTGACTGATTCGCACGCCCTTTCTCGGTGTTCAAATCGAGCGTGGCACCATTGTCCGTAACAGCTTTGGTCGCCTTATCGAAAGATTCGTGAAGTACGATAGTGGCATCCGACGCATCCAACGAGAACCCATAATAGGTTTTCAACGCATCCAATGCCTCACCAAGAGCGGCCGCAGTGTCGTTGATGCCCTTCTTGGAAGCGCCGAAGGATTCCGCGAGAATATCGCTGGCATCCGCCGCTTCTGATGTGGCATCGGTGTTCGCGGATGTCGCATCGGTGAGCCCTGCGGTCGCCAGGGTGTTGTTCACCTTTTCTGCGGCTGCCTGCTTGTCTGCCTCGGCCTGCTCCTTCATCGCTTCCTTGGAACCGGACACAGCTTTAGTCTGCTGCTCCAAATGGGCACGCAACTCGTCAGTAACCGTTCCTGCACCGCCGTGCTTGTTGACATAATCATCCAGTGTCTGGTTGAAGGATGCGATTGCAGCCTTGTCTCCCATAGCAGCATCCACGAAGGTCTTCTGACTGACACCTGCCTTATCCAATGCGGATGCCAGACTGTCGGCACCGGTACGTGTTTTCTGGAACCATCCCCAATCTGTGTTATTGCCGCTATCGAGGTTCTGTTTCAGTTTCTGTGCGGCTGTCTGACCTGACTGCAGAGCACTGGTCATGTCCTGTGTCCGTGCCTTGGCATCGGCCTGTTTCTGTGCGAGGATGCCTACGGCGATGGCCGCTGACGTAAATGCCACACCCCAGGGGCCGCCAAGCATACTCAGCATGCCTGACCCGATGCTTTTCAATCCTCCAAGCGCCTGGCTTCCCCTGCTGGCTGCACCCGACATGGACTGGATGCCCGTCCCTGCTCCTGTGAAAGCGCCAGTGAGCTGTGATGCTCCCGATGCAACCTGAGGCAGAGCGGATTCCACACGCTGCACTGGATCGAGCACAAGGCCCATTGTCTGTTTGAAGGTGCTGCTACTGTCACTCAACCCGCCCAACACTTTATGTAGCCCGGCTGCAGAGCCTACGATCATCCCTGAGCCCACCACCCATTGCTGTGCCGATTCGGGCATGCTACGGAAGAGGTTCAACAGGTTAGTTGCGCCTTGTGTCAGTTCGCGAAGAGGCCCATTGGCTGCGCCTCCTATGCCGATGAGCACATCCTGTGCTGTATGCAGGAACTTCGTCAGGTCGCCCTTAAGATTATCGGTTTTCTTCGCTGCCAGATCCGCTGCATATCCAGAGTCCGACACTTCGCTGGTCCATTTGTTGATGCCATCCGCACCCTCGTTGTACAGGGTGTTCGCTGCACTCATGGCTGCGTTCGAGAACAGGACGCCCATGGCCTGGTTGCGTTCGGCCTCGGGAAGTTTCGACAGTTTGTCATGCAGCTGACCTGCGAAATTCGCTATACCGACGAATTTGCCCTGACCGTCATACAACGTCAATCCCAACTCGTCCATCTCGCCCTTGACCTGCTTCGATGGGGACATCAGTCCGATGAGTGCCGAGCGCAGCTGTGTACCCGCCTCGGAGCCGATGTTACCCGCATTGGCCATTGCGGCAAGGGTGCCGACGGTCTCCTGCATGCTTGCACCCAGCATGTGCGAGGTACTGCCCACCATGCTCAATGCCTGGCCCATATCGGACACGCCACCGAGGGCTTTGCCAGCGCCTGCGGCTAGAGCGTCCGCGACCTTCCCCGCATCCTTGCCTGACAAATTGAACTGCACCATCGCAGACGACAGATATTGCGTCGCGTCGGCGGTACTCATATTGTCGGAGGCCGCCAGAGTCAGTGCCGCGCTCAACCCACCGGAGAGGATGTCGGCGGTACTCATTCCGGCCTTGCCCAATTCGTTAATCGCGTCCGCCGCATCCTCAGCGGAGTAGATGCTGGTCCTGCTGGCATTCAGGGCGGCCTCGCGCAAAGCCAGCAACGCCGAACCGGTGGCACCGGTGTTGGCTTGCACCTCGCTCATCTTCGCGTCGAAATCCACGAACGACTTCACTGCCGCGACACCGATGGCGGCGGATAGGGCCCCTACGGCGAGACCTGCTTTGGTGAAGCCGGCCTCCATTCGTTGACCTGTGGTCATGGGTTTTTCCATGGCCTTGGCCATGGTCTCCGCCTGCGCGGAAGCAGCCTGCATCTTGGTCGTGTAGTTCGACGTGTCCGCCATGAGGCGGATGACGATGTTCTCGTTCAGTGCCATGCCATCATCCGTTTCTTATACTGAGTTTCGTGGTCTGCGAGTTGGGGGCCTTGACTTCGCCACTGTCGGCGAACCTTCGCATAGCCTGTTCGCGCATCTCGCTGACGAAGCACGTCTCCACGTCCGCGCCTTGGAACGTCTGACGCACTTTGTCCTGGTCATGGCAGAACGTGATGTCCATGCCGCATACCGGGCATTTGCGCCCGTTTTCGTAGGATTGCAGGGCGAGCATCCAAGCGCGTTCCGTTTCGTCCCATTCGACCGTATCACCGGGCGTTGTGGTCCACCCGAGGAACCTTTTGTAAGAGATGCCAAGCCCGTGCGCGCAGCGCAGTTCCTCGACGAGACCGGGGTGTTCGGAGAGGCGACCGACTAAATCAGGTCGCGGACCGCTTTTGGGACCGTGGCCGCGGGGGTGTTGAGCTCCTGCACTTCCACGATGAGGTCCATGGTCTGCACGTCGGTGAGACTGTCGAGCAGTTCGGCGAGGTCGCCGTCAGCGAATTCGATGGCATCACCGGAAGTTTTCCAGACAGCGGATTCGAGCATCTGCGGGATGGCGTCGGCGACCATCTTCGGCCAATCCTTCACCATCGAATCGCCCTTGACGGTGGAATTCTGAATTACGATCATGTTCCACCTGGACGAGTTCAGGCCGTGAAGAGTAAGCGTGATGGTGGATTCGTCCACCCTGTGCAGCAGATTCTTCAAATCCGCCTTTTCTGTGACCTTATGCTGTTTCTTGTCTGCATATTTCTGCGTCTTCTCCAATGATTCGCGCAGCAGTTGCAGATCAGTTACGATGTCGAATGTTCGAGTCGGTTTTTTAACCGTGATTCCCATGATTTTCCGCTCCAAAAAGAATGATGCCGCTCACAACGTGAAAAAAGGCTTGCCTGCCCACGGGAGCGGCCCAGCATGGACAGGCAAGATATTGGATCAGACTCAGGCAACAACCTTGGCGGTCTCATCCTGCGAGCTGGGGTCCGCCGAAAAGCTGATGGTGCTCATCTGACGTGCGTTCTTTGAATGGGCGACAGGGGTCTTGATACCGATGGTCACCGCATACACGGATACGATGTCGTCAGCTGTGAATGGCTCCTTGTTGTCCTTGCCTCGACGGCGCACGATATATCCATGAGTCCCTTTGGTGAGTTTCTCGACCGCCACGTTCTCCTCGCTGGCAATATTGGTGTTATCAACCACCTGCAGGGAGCCGTCCGTGTATTTCTCCTGGCCTGGAATCTGGCCGACAGCGGGTGACGCCTCGCGGTCATCGTCGGCGAAATCCTGCGAGTGGGTGATCTTGAAACCGTCTGCGGTCAGATAATCCGACAACGCCACCAGTGGGGTCTTAAGTTCCGCCACAGTGGGTTTGGTGACATCCGCAATCGTTGACACGAATACGGTGAGGAACTTGCCGTCCTCGAGAAATGCCTTGGGCAATGCCATGTGTTACTCCTTCGTTTGGGTATGAAAAAAGCCCCGGCGTGAAGCCAAGGCTGATGAATGTTGATTAGGTTCGGTCAGGCGGGCCACCCGGTGCGCCAGGTGAGTACGCGCATCAGATACGGTGCGGAAGTGCCGGTTGCCACCAGGTCGGAAGCGTAGACACCGGAATCCGTGTCGGGCAGCAGAGAGGCCACACCGTTGCCGGGTGATGCACCATCCAATGCGGCGGTGAGTTTGTCGCACACGATGCCGATACCAAGCTCGGAGGATCCCACTACGCGGATATCCAAGGTGGCGAGATGATTCGTCGCGGCAAGCCTTTCAGTGTGCTCACGTCCGTTTTCGGAAAGTGACACCACAACCCATGGTGGATGCGCACCAGTGGCGATGCCGTCCGTGTACACCGTCCAACCCTTGAGCTCAGGGAGCAAAGCAACCACTGCGGCACGGGCTTGCGCGTAACCCGTCATAATCCACTCGCCGCCTTGTGCACGTACTCGGCAGCAGTCGAAAGCTCATCCTCACCATGCGAGTAGAACTCATGCGAACCCCCGCCACGCGCGGTACCGAAGAAGGCGATGTTGGCGAGATTGCCCGCGCCTTCCTTGCGTGGCCCGATGTCAGCTTCGATGCGTGTGACTTCGTCCTTCATCTCATAGGCAATGGGAATACGACGGATCGCCTTGTTGGATGACCCCTGCACATCGGTTTGAATGGCTTCCTTGATGTTCTGTGCGCCTTTCTTCACCGCTGCTGCGACCAAGGCATGTTTCTTCAATGGGACGGCAGCAAGCGCATGCGCGAGCGCGTTCACTTGGGATACGTCAATGAGTTCCATGTCAAACCTCCGCGCTTCGTACTATGTTTTCCGCATCCCGTATGGCCATCAGACCGTACAAAGATGATTTGTGCGATTCATAAATCGCCGATACAGCGTCGCGCGATAGCACGCATTCACCAGGGATTATGTTCGGCACAGAGTCACAGTCGCAATTCCTGTGCCTGCGAAAAAAACTCATGATTCATCCTCCGGCATTTCCTGCACGTTCCAGCGTCGGGCCGTGGCGTGCGTTTTCTCGGACTGCAGGTTCACCAGTCGGAAGCGCTTACCTACGAGGTCGGGATCTTCGGAGGACGTGCATACTGCCACATCTTTCTCTCTAACCCCGGTGAGGGAGATTGGGAAATGCAGGTACAGGCTCCATACGGGCACGTTGCCACCTACATTGCTGCTGTCCCCGCTCGCGGTCACCACCTGCGAGGCGATACCACCGGAGGTCTGCACCTTGCCGATGGTCTCGGCAACTGGCTGAACCTCCGGCGCGTCCACACCGGTATCGGGGTCGGTGACCGTGGCACCTGTGTAGCGCGTGATGGCGAATCGGTCGGTCATCTGGCCTTCGGCAGATCGTCGCATCCTTTCGAGGAATCCTCTACTGAACTTCATCTGAACACCCCGATACTGATGCCGGGAGAACCGAATCTTGCCCTGAGAATGTCTCTGGTCGCCTTGGGTAATTCCGTGGCGTCCACGACCTCATCAGTGCCCTGGCGGTAACCCACCTGCCCGTCGTCAATCCGTTCGTAAGCCATATCTCGGTGAGCGCCTGGCCCGCCAGCTTCGTCTTGCACGAGACCAGCGGAGACAAATGAGCACACGAGTCGCACTATGTCCTCGGGGACGGGATTATATCCAGCAGTAAATGTCACGGTGACAGGTACCGGCACTTGACCTGGAGTATGCCACATACCCTCTCGGTACAGGGCATTGCCCAGCAGCGTCCAATCCTTGATAGCCTCACCGTCCAATGTGACCGATGAGACACCGGTCACGGGGCGGGTAGGCAGGTCGAGTTTCCTCGACGCTTCGGAGGGTATCGTCACCGTGTACGTTCCGCTGCTGATCGGTTGTCCTGCAGCGGAACGTATGGACGCGGACACGGATTGCAGCAGTTTCTCAGCCAGCTTTTCCTGTCCCGTGTAACCGACGTGGTAGGAATCGAGGTCGTTCATTGTCGCCAGTGGCGTCATTTCTGCCATGTGGAGACCTCCCTGCTAGCGTCAGGCGGTGATGCTGTAGTCCACGGTTGCCAGCGCCTTGGGGTTAACGACCTTCGCACCGTAGAGGTGCAGGCCTTTGACGATATCGGCGAAGCCTTTTTCCTTGCGGGTGGCTTCCACTGATGTGATCTGTTCGGCGTAGGTCGCGGCGATGTTCGAGCCTGCGATGATGGTCGCTACAGTCAACGCGACGGGAATATTGTTCGACTTGTGGACAGAGAATCCTGCGGCTTCACCCACGATGCCATTGAGCAGGGTGCCATGCGCAGCGTCCGAAGCGCTGATGAAACGCGTGTCCCTCAGCAGAAGACCATACTGTGCAGGATTGACCACTACCCAACGTCCCTCGGATGGCACGTTCGCTTCATCGAGCTTGACACCCAAGTCGACAATCGTGTCGTAGAGTTTGGACGGATCAGTCGACTTGACGGCGGTGAGCTTGTTCCCTGAATCCGCACCGTCCGCCAGGAGCTTTGAGATGTACTGGTCGGCTGCGTCAGCGAGCTGGTAAGCCGCGTTCGCCGTCGCCGGAGCGATTACATCGTTGGCTGCCTGCCGCTTCTCAACGTCATCAACCTCGAATCCGAAGTATTTCGATTGGTCGATGAGCAGCGACTGCTGTGTATCAGTGAGCGCCTCGATTTTGATGTCGGTATGTGCCTTGTAGTCGCCTACGGTGACGTTGGCGAGGGTGGTGATGTGCACTGTGTCGCCGACATTGCTGATGTCGCCCTCATAGTCGTGGTTGACGACGCTGCCGAACACTTCGGCATTCTGCAAGGGTTGGAGCAGGTTCGCGCTCCAGATCTCGGGAATGAAATTAGTGATAGCCATATGTTCTCCTTCGGTTAGTTGGATTTGAGCAAATCAGCGAGACGCCCGTCGGCTTGCGCCTTGACGATCTCAGCCGGACTCATGCCTTTGAGATCCGCTCGTGTTAATTGCACTGGCCTGTCACCGTCGCGCCTTCCGCTCGGTGGTGTGATGCCTACTCCGTTGCCGTTGGAGCCTTGCGCCCCGAGGTACGGTTTGGATGCGATGAGTTCGCCTATGGCTGAGCTGATCGCGTCCGCGTCCACTTCCCCATCTTCTGAGACGGAGAATTTGGACAAGTCGATGAATCGCAGGGCATCCGATGGGTCTGAGAGTTTCCCTGCCGCGCAGGCACGTATCTCTGCTTTGACGATGCGCTCGTTGGCCTGCTGAAGCAGGGAATCCTTGAGCGCCTGCGCCTTTTGGGATTCCTCGTACTCCTGTTCGGTGCCTTTGTACTTCGAGAGTTCAGCTTCAAGCTCGGAGCTCTTGTCCTTATACGCATACAGGCCCTTGTTTTTGGCTTCCAAGTCACGGTTGACTTTCTGTTGGGCTTCGAACTTTGATTTCCAATCAACTTCATCGACGTGAGTGGCATCATTGTCTGTAGTGGTCGCAGTCACTTGCTCCTGTTCGTTGCCCGACGCTGTATCAGTTGTGGTTTCTTCTGCCATGACTTGGCCTTTCGCTTGTCGTTAATGGGTGTAGATCTCTCCGTTGGATGACAACCAACGTCTGTAGTTGCGTTCCGCCGCTGCCATTTCCTTCATGTCCGTGCCGCTGAGCGCGTGGTTGTATCGAAGTCTCGCGTCTAGGAGTCTGCGTTCCGCCGCGGTCATGGTCGCCACGTCGAGTGGCTGTCGCACGCCGGTTCTGGCGGCCTGCTGGTACGCGGAGGTTGCGCCCCTGCTGCGCCCGCCGCGTCCCATCTCACCGCCAACGGCTTGATAATCCGGGTTGAGACGGGAAAGGATGTCCATCCGGTCGTCTGTCGTGATGATGTAACCGTTGGAGCGCAGCAGCGCTATTGCCTCGTCCCGGCTCTTCGCCTGACTGTAGATACCTTCCGGTGTGAGCCTCGGCCCACTCCCACCTATCTGGTTGTAGAAGCTCTTGTTGAGCCCGCGCAGGTTGGCGGTGCCGCTCGTCGTGTACGAGCCCACTGATCTGCCTCTTCTGGCTGGGGAACCGATGGCTGCCACTCCGGAACGCGCGTTCACTACCTGACTGATATCCGCGCCATCCCGTATCGCCTGTGCGGATTCCTTCCCGAATCGCCGGTCCTGCTCGGCTTCGCTCAGGTTATTGAACGCCTCCATGGGGTCGGTGATCATATCGCCGGCGAGGCTCTGCGTTGATGGCACATGCCTGCAATAGCAGTGGGGGTGACGCAGGAACCCTTCGTTCCATCTGTAGAACTTCCCGGCCAGTATCATGCAGCGCGAGCAAGCGCCGGGTGACACCACACGGATATATCCGACGCCCCTGCGCGTGGCAGTGTCCGCGCCTGCAGCCTGGCGGGCCGTGTCGGCTATGCCGAGCGATGCAAGCGACCTGTATGCCCTGCCAGCACGGTTCAACGCCTCATCAACGCTCAGACCCTGCCTGATGAGAGTCAGCGAATCGTAGACGGGACCACTGAAATAATCGTAGAGAGAACCGCCACTTGCAGCGTATCCGGACCCGAATGCCCTCGGGTCAACCATCACCTGAGGAGGAACATAATCCCCGGCATCAGCCAGCATGCCCGATTGCGCATCCAACGCGGTCTCCGCCGCTTTCGTCTGCAAAGCCGCATACACGCGAAGCATCGATGGCACAGCAGCTTCCCATGATGACAGAATGCTATCCGGGTTGATTTGCCGCCACGTTCTTTTCGCCAGCCTGAGCGCCAGCGTCTCCTGTGCCGCCAAGCTCCGACTGCTGCGTTCCAGAGTCGTCGTGTCCATGAGAAACCCCAATCGACTTCGCGATGGCCGCCAGTTCCGGATCGGCGTCCTCCTGACGTTTCATATCCATGACGCGGCTCACCTCGTCGGGAGCTAAGCCGAACCATTCCAATAGAAATTCGAGGGGGAAACCCGCCTGCCGCATCTGTAGCATCCCCTGCGTCATAACCGCCTGAGAACGGTATTGAGGGCTCGCAAACACCACCTCCGCATTGGCCACAGCCTTCGCCGCCTGCTCATCTCCTTCGGTGAGAGCAGCCAAGCGAGACAGCTCCCGAATCCCCGAACGCAGGTAGCGAATACGATCAACCGTCTTTGAAACTAGACCCGCCTCAGCGACCTCGTATCCGGTTGCCGGAACCTCGGCATTCGTCAGCAGATAATGCCCCGGCGTGCGAGTTTCAGCGGCGATATGCTCCACGGCTTTCTCTATCACGGGATTGAAAGCACCCAGGTTGGAGCTGGTCCATTCTCCGATCTTCGAGTCGCCTGTCAGCTGTGTGATACGGTCGGTAACCGTCTTGTCGAGTTCCGCCGGGCGCGTTCCGACAACCTTCCCTTCGCTGTCGAGCACAGGCTCTTCCAACGGCTCGCCACCCATGATGACGCGGGCAGGCATAGAGGCATAATCCAACGCATTCAACAGATACGACCAGACGACATTCACCGCATCCTGCATCGATTCCACAGGCTCGATATCTGACTGTGGATTCATATCCAGCAAGCTTTGGTTCCGAAACTCCACCAACGGGACGGCACCAAGAGGATTCGGCATAAAGGATTCAGGGACGAACCGCCAACCATCAGTGGAAGGAGGCTGACGATTGGCATCATCCACGAAAGCGGACCGCTTTCGTCGTACCTGGAAAATCGCATCGGGATACATTAGCGTCCCGTACTCCTCCGCATCATCCTGAACCATGACCAGCCCAGCACGCACCTGGCCTGTCCTCGCGTCATACAACACCGCTGCCGAGTCAGGGTGCTCGAAACTGATACGAGCCTTGCCATCTGGTTTTTCAGTCACCAGACCATATGATCGTCGAGCTATGGTCATCATCAACGCCGCTTCTGACAGTCCACGATCGGCATCATTATCGTCCCATCTGCGCTGTACGGTACTCGGGACTTCCAACCCATCCAAGCTCTTGAACCCTTGGAAATGGATACGCTCCACAGGAGCTTGGGCGACCGGTGCACACCAGTTGTCACTGAAATCAGCGAACCGTTCCTTCATGTACATCTTGAACTCTTCCGAAGCGAAATTCAGCTTCCCCCTGCGCCCTTTGTAATACCCAACGTGTTTCTCGATATCAGGACGGCGGAACATGATCTTTCGTGCCAGGAGATTCACGTCGGCGTTTATCTGTTCAGCAGTACGCGCCATTTTCTACCTCCTAGTGGAACTGGCTGTAAGAATGAAGTTGTGTTGGACTTTGCCCCAGCCAGCGGCGCGAGCGTCGCAGGCGGCCTCGTGGGCGAGGATCGTGGTAACAGCGGCATCGATCTTCCTGTCCTGCTGAGGTTTGCCAAGACCGTATCGGTCTCCTGGCTTCGCGATCTTCCGAGCGTTGCCCATATGAGTCAGTGTGATCGGGCAGCCGTCCTGCGTAAGGTGATGCTGCTCCAAATCGGATTCGAAACGGCGTAAAGCCTCATACACCGCATTCACACGGCTGTTGCCGCTCATCACCCACGGGATGAACCTCTTCGGGCCGTACAGCTGGTCCCATTCCTCGATCTGTGATTCCCACGACACCTCGTCACGGAAACCCGGATCGCAGTATGCGCGCTCTATCTTGTATCTGCGGTTGAGCTCATCCCAAGCGGCATTGACCTCGCTGCGCGGGATACGGCCTCCCCACTCTGCTGGATTCCAAATAGTCGGACGCCTGTCAGGACCATATCTGGGTGTGAAGATGAGGCCGTCCACGGTTTCGCATTTGATACAGGTCCAATCATCATTCTCACTGCCATCAAATCCCGCGCAGATGCGGCTACCGTCCTCTGGATTCGCTATCCACAGTTCATGCGCCTGCATAAGCGGCCTGCCACAGTCCATCGGGAAGCCACGCCCCTGCACCTTGCACCAGTCGGTTACCGAAGAATCGTTCGGCTTGCGCCGGATCTGTTTTCATCATCTCCGATGCCTCCGCCTCAATAGATTCAAGGTCCACCCAGGGGCTTCCTGAGTAAACCCATTGGAGGATTTTCCGTCGTTCGCTTTTCCTTTGGAACGAGAACGGCGTGCCGTCCTTGCTTCTGAGACTGGTGTCGAGGTCTGGGTTCCGGTAGAACACGAAGATGTCTTCCGACCCTGATTCGTAGACCCTTTGCGCGTAGCTGTTTTCCGTGGGGTCCCAGGCGTTCGTCCAGGCATGTGTACGACCTCCCATACCTGCGGCCCCACGGCGCTGCGTGTCTGCCACGTTGATCATTCCATTGGTTTTCGTATACAATCCGGCTTCATCCTGCTCGGCATCGGTAATGGGGTTGCCCAATCGTGATCGTGCCGAGGACGTGACGATATCGATGCGGTCAAGATCCAGATCGGCAACAGTTTCATCGGCACCCGGCTGAATGATGCGGATGAAACCCTCACGCACCTTCAACATCCCCTTGAGAGGACCAAGAAGGATCATCGCCTTCAATGGCCGGTACATGTTCTCGACCTGATCCTCGCTGTTCGCGGTCATCTGGATCAACGGCGACGGATGTCTCCTGCCTTTGGGCTCGCCGGGGTTATATCGGTAAGACCAGCCGCATGAGCACCCGTTCTCCGAGCACCGATAGACATCGCCTGCCTTGGCCCACCCATCGAACACCACAGGTCCGCAGGCCTCAGCCGCCACGAATGACGCGGTGCATGGGCCCTTACCGGTCTTCTGCGGCGCAGCAGTGAGCGTCTGCCGGTAGACAAACGCCTGGTTCAGGACCATCGGGTTATCGACGGTGACCTCGTCTGCAGGCACGAAACGAGCATTGTCTCTTATCCGCCAACGATTCGCAGCCACCCAGAACTGCCAGTCTGACAGGTGGAATGGCTTACCACGCAGAGGACCGTCAGGCTGTCTGCAGTGCCGCGCGACCCAAGCGTCTATCAGATCACCCAACGTCGGGAAGTCAACGCGAAAATCCGTGTCCATAACCTAGCCCCTCAAACGACGCGGCTGCACCTCCGTCTCATCCTCAGACTGAACCTCCATACGCTTCATCGAAACCTCATCCGGAACGATCTTCCAACCCAACGATGCAAGCCCAGATGCAGACAACCCGATCCGATCCGCATAACGAGGGAGCAAGCCCCTGTCCGCCGCCTTGGCATCCGACGACTCGCAAATCACCAGTTGACGGCAATACAAGGCAATATCAAAGATCAGATACGCATATTCAGGCAGTGACCACGCGCACGCCTGAGGGGTATGCCACAGGGTTCTCCATATCGTTCTCTCACGCTTCGCAAACTGGGCAGTGGCCTTATCGTCATAGCCCCGCTCCCCGTCACCATCCACGTAGAACACTTCGTATTTCCCCAACGGGAACTTTGGCGTCTTGCCCTGAAACCCCCTATTGGGCAATGCGGAGAGAGAATATCCTCCTCGTTCCGAACGCCCAGAAAGCGGATCCGGCTTGCGACCTGCCGCAGCCCTGAACCCTCCGGAAACCACGCCAACCACCTCCCGCGGAAAAACTTTTGATTATGCCGCGCCTTTTTTTGCTCTGTCCGGCGGTCTTTGATGCTTGCCCGTGACCCCCATCCCCCCCCCTGGTGTTGTGGGTCGGGTCAGGTTTGGCTTGTGCCTTTTGTTTCTTGTTTTATTGTTTGGTTTGGTCGTTGAATCCTGCGGGCTTGCTGCGTGCTGTTTTGCTGTCGTGGCATGCTTTGCAGATTCCTCGACCGTAGGCTGGGTTGTTCGGGTTGAGTCCTTGTGCGATGATGTCTACTCGTTCTGTTGGGTAGTGGTCTGCTATTGTGCTGGGCTTTGCGCACATGCCTTTGTGTTGTCCGCATTGTCCTGTGCATACGCATCGTGGGTCTCGGGCTAGTACTTGGTGCCGGAACCATTGGTGTCCTCGGCTGTTGTATGGGTTGCCTGTGGGTCTGCGCTGTGTGTCTCGGGCTGCCTTGCACTTATCGCATTTGCTGCCGTGTTCGATGAGGTTCGCGCATCCTGCTGTGCTGCATACCTTCCATGGCATGGGGTATCACCTGGGCCATGCAGGGAGCGTGCCTGCATGGTTGGGGAAGAGCGGGTGACTGGTGTCTTCTATCAGGGGAGCGGGGATGTACCTGGTGTACGGATCACCTTCGTGACAGTCGAGGAACAACGGAGGTATCCGCACCTGCGTGAAGTACGACACCAGTGTTTTCATGGCGTCGTCTATGATCTGTCGGCCTTCGCCGTCTAATGCGATGACATACCCATAGAGGTACTCACCATCGGTGAACACCGTGTTGCCACGCTCAAAATCGAGAGCGGGTTCGTAACTACTGCTCACCGCTTTGAAGAAAGACTCGCGTTCAGTGCCACAGAGTTCCACTCGCTGCACCTTCACAGTCAGCGGAGACGCGATGCGCTGCACATTCCAGGGCCATTGGAGCTTGCCCGTTTCCGTTCCTCTTGCCATCATGTCGCCCACCATCCGTTTCGGTTACACGTTCGTTCGGAAATATGAATGCCCTGCTCTCGTCTGCCTTGTTTGGCTCTGAATGTTGTGGCGAGGCAGGGCAGGTGTTTATTATTTGATGGTGAAGCAGTCTGCACCCATGCTGAATAGTCCGACGGTGACGTATGGTGCTTGGATTTTTGGTGATACCCAGCCGATGCGTCCGTTGCCGTCGCTGTTGATTTCCTCGAGTGGTGTGGTGTCGCATACGAAGGCGAATGGTGTGCCGTATGGCAGGACGGGTTCGAGGGCTTTGCGGATCTTCTCGCGGAAGGCTTCGGCTTCCTCTTCGCTCATCGTGTGCCTCCGTGTGACGTGTGGTGCCTGGTAGTGAAAGGTGTAAAGGCCACCAGGCAGGTATGTGCAGGCGGAGGCTTGGATACTGCTTTCGGAGTAATCCATTTGAGCGTGCCCGCGATGTCATTCTGCGATTACGTGGTAGCTGTCTCCACGCAAGCCACTGCTGACGTTGACAGTGGCGCTGTTCCTCTGGCGGGAGTCGAACCCGCTCCGGCATGGAGCCGGAATCACCACTGATCGGAGGAATCATGCCGCCCACTATTTGACGGCAAGAATGGTTGGTCGACTTATAGGCTCGACCGGTACCCGAAACGCTCTAGCGCACCGGAGCGTGTCTACGTGCAGGTATGCGAAGGGCCCGGTGTTATCCGAGCCCCACATATGAAAATATCTGACTATAGAAGTTATACCGGTGACAGTTTCTGTTTGCAAATAGCGGTGACAGTTACCGGTTGTAGGCTGCCCAGAGGTCCCAGAGTAGGTAGACGGGGTCTTTGTCTTGGTGTCCGATGGGTTTGAGGTAGCCGCGTTTGCGCCATTGGTTGATGGTGTTGCGTTTCACTTCGATCCCGCAGCTTTTGAGTAGTTTGCTTAACGCTGCTGCGGTGCCTTGCGCGTCTGATATGGCTAACTTGAATATTCTCTGCTCCTGTACTGATGGGATGTTGATGGTTTGTCCGCAGTTGCATGGTTGCCATCCTGCTGCGAGGTCGTCTTCGCTGCTCCATACGTCGTCTCCGCAGTAGGGGCATTGTCCGATGAGGATCCGTGATTGTGGTGGTTCCAACTGTCGGTCGAGGCGTCTGCTGGCGATCGAAGCCAACGTGTGGATGCTGGCCGCGTCCCTGCGTTGCATGAGCGCTGGTGTACGTGATGCTGCGCCTTTCAACAGGCTTTCGGCGGGGAGTTTCCGGTATGGGAGCGTGAGCACCCCTGCCAGGGTGACGGCATATTTTTCGATGCTTTGCTGTAGTTGCCATGCTCCCGCGTTCAACGGAATCGGGGCGACTGTGCGACTGCCATGGCCTTGTTCGCGTGCCATAACCGAAGCCTTCTTTGCGGCGACGATACGCAGGTCGGGCAGGCGTGCGGCCAGGTGACGCAGAGTGTGCGCCAGTCCGGTCGTGCAATTGCCACACACTCTCCCTCCGCTGGTTTTCGCGCCGCATACCTGGCAGCCGACGATGACGGTTTGCGTATTCACTGATTTACTCATGCGTGTGTACCTTCCCGCCCGCGACTGCGTAGTTGGTTTTCAGGTCTTCCAAGTCGCTCGGGGATACCTCGTTTTGCCGTCCAGCGGCTTCTGTGTGCTCTTGGGAACGGTAATGGCTATCCTTATCGGTCTTGATGTCTACCGGGCCGCTCTGAGGTCTTTCAAGGCGTTCAGTCATCGCTCATCCTCTCCCGTGGTGTTTTGTTCTGGTTGGATGCCGTGCATTTGCCTGATGTACTGCGCGTATTGTTCATCGCTGCCGATTAATGCCATGACCTGCATTTCGGCTTTCAGTTTTGCCAGTTCGATTTTTAGCTTGGCCACATCACCGGTGAGAGTGCTGATGACTGCCTGGTCGGCATCATGACGGGCAGACAGTGCTGGGAAGTCTGGTAGCTGTTCCTCGACTCTGCGCTGCAATCTATCCGACACACCTTGGTACACGTCATCTAAAATGTAGTCACGTTTAAATTCCAGGTTTGCTCGAACCCATTGCTTACCGAATATCTCATTCATTTCGCTTCTCCTATCACGTCGTTCAGATTCATGCTGCTCGTACGGCCCGCGAAGTGGTGGCCGATACGCTTGCGTTGCTTTGGTTCTGCCGCTGGCAGCTCATGGCCGCGGTATTTGTCTGCGGCCTGTGTGACTGCGCTTGTGAGCGAAGCGCCTTGGTTGACGAGTCTGCGAACCGTCGCGGGTGCTCCACCGGCCCAGAGCGCGTCACCTTCAAGCCCCTGGGCTATCAGCAGGTCAGTTATCTGGTTCTCGGTGAGCTTGGACGCTGGCTTACGTTGCTTCCACAGCTCGTTGAGGTCGGTGGGTCGAAGCTGATTGCCGAAATGGGGGCGTCCGTTCCATTCGACTATCAGACTCAGCGCATCGTTCAACGTGATCTCGGGATTCAACGATGCGGCGAACATGCGCACACCAGGGTCGCTGAGATCGTTGCCGGTCGCCTCGGCTATCGCCGTACCGAGCTTCATGGCGTCAGAATCCGAAAGCATTATCTGAACCTCCCGTCAACTGTGGCTGTTTGGAACGTTCTGCGATTTGAGCATTGCGGACTCGCTGCATGTTCTGCTCGTAGCGCTGCTGGGCCTTGTTCATGTAGCCGTGCTGGCTGCGGTTGAAGTTGCTCGCGTTGAGCAGCCAGTTGTTGAACGCCTGATCCCAATTCGCATAGCGGCGGGCATTCGACTCTGCGTAGGCTTTGAACTTCTCCGCCTCGGTCGCCAGATCAATATGCTTCTCGGAAGCAACCTTGACGTGATGCTCGCTTGGATGCCAGCCATCGGGAATGAGGGTCTTCGAGGTCCGGCTCTTCGAAGGCTTAGATGAAGAATCGTCCTTCTCGGTCGTGTCCCCCTCAAGGGGGACTACAGGGGGTTTATATATATCTATATCTCTATCTATATCTGCTACGTTTTCGCTAGGCGACTCGCTTATCGACTCGCTAGCTTTTCGCTTCGATTTCGCTAAGCCTCCACGGCGACCATTGGCTTGATTCCGCCGTTTTCTCGATTCGATCTCCTCGCGGCTTTCCTGATGGTCAAGAAAATCATGAATGATGAGGTCACCATCTCTTTCCAAAAGAGAAGGATTTGCCGAATCGTTGCTAAGCAACTCAGTTAGCGACTCGCTAGGCCACCGCTTGCGTGCAACATCCGCACGAATGACACCATCCGTCAAGAGCCGTTGGCTGTAAAGAATCATCTCCACCAATGTGCGAAAAGCAGAATCAGAGAGGCACGCAATCTTCGGACTGTCAGCAAAATCAAGTGTGAACCGTGCCCAGAAACGACTGTCATGCGCCTTCACTGCTACCACCTCCTTCCTTGCTGTTGAAATACGCGAGTGTTGCTTCCATTGCTGTTTCCCTCGTGCTGAATATGGGTCTCCAGGGGAGCATTTCCGCTCGGTAGAGTGGGTGCCCACGGGTTTTGAATACGCCTATTGCCCGAACATCACCATCCGCAATCACACGACACGAATCAGTAACCACGCTCATCGCCCGTCACCGCCTTGTCTGCTAATTCGTGTAAGCGCTTGTAAAGCAGCGGGGCATTACCATCAGCGCGTTGATGCTCCGTCTCATAAATCGCTTCCAATTCATCCCAGTGGTCAACAATCTGCATCCATTGGGCACTGACGTCTCTCATTTCATGCAGCTTGGAACGCAACACGGGGTATTGGTTGATTAACTGGATGCAACGACGGAAATCCGAAGGATCGTGCGGATAGCCAGTAGACCTGACACCGTAATTTCCTACTGGCATACCAGTTACACGTGCAACAATCGCATTAGAAGATTCACCACGCTCACCGCATGCCAACCATTCGGCAAAATTCTCAATTCGCAATGTCATGCCGCCACCGCCTTACGAGTAGCAGTGAGAGCTAATCGAGTTTTACGCCTCCAATTATCTTTCACCTGGTCGGATGCCTTATCCCAATCAAGCGAAGCGCTGGGGTAATGCAGATTCCCGAAGAAAACTCGCGCCGCCGCCTCGATCTCCGCTTCCGCAGGCTCACGTTGGGACTGCCATTCAGCCCCTCGAACGAATGCATCCCGCGACCATGCCCCATACATGTCATCCAGGGATGGTTGTTGAAGAGCTTGGGAATCCGGCCAGATGCGCTCTGCTTCATTTCTTGCTTCGCTCATCGCTTCTGCTCCTTACGGAATTTAGCGACTGCTTCAAACGCCGGCCTCACATAGCATTCGTAGCGTTCCCTGTCATCGGAATCGGCATCCTCCCAGTCCTCTAAGTCATAAGCGTCATCCCTCGTATCAAATGCCGCATGCGCCGCCTCCTCGATCTCAGCTTCGGTAGGCTCACGTTCGGCCTGCCACTCTGCACCTGCCGCAAACGCTGCGGCAGCGAAATTACCAACCGTGCGATCCGTGTACTCGAAATTCTCATCAACCGAGAGACCCGAGTTCTCCTCAGCCCAACCAACGAACGCTTTACCAACCTCAGTAAGCTCACTCATTGCTCCACCTCCTTAGTAGGTTTTCCCACAATTGGGGCAACGCCAATGGCGCAGAGAGATGTAATGAATCGGCAGCAGTTTGCCACCACACTTTCCGCATTTAGGCCCACCGAACGTCGTCTCGAAATTGCCGATCTGTACATACCAACCCATTACCTCTCCCCCTTGTTTTGCTCTCGGTGTTCGGCGGCTGCATGTAATGCGGCGACAAGCTGACGGGCAGCATGCTCAGCCTCAGTGAGCGTGAGTCGGTACGCACGAGTCTCCACGGCAACAGGCCCGGTCGGACGGCTCACCGCCACCTTCAGCACAATGCAGTTGCCCCGACTCGTAGCCTTAGCGCCAATACCCGTGGAACCGGGATCCCTGATCGGCTCGTTCTCAATGTCGCTGCTCATTGCTTCTGCTCCTTTACTGGGATGGATTGAAGAATCGGCTGCCCGCTCAGATACCGCTTCAGCGCGTCTAGCACTTCATCGGCGAGTTCTGAACAGTCGATGACATCACCGTTGGTAAGCCTCAGATTGAAGAGATCGCAATCATCCCATATATCATCCGAATTGTCCTCGGTCGAAAGAGGGTGAGCGCCATAGAGCAGGTACTCCTTGACTGCCTCATACAGCGATTCGTTCAATAGTTCCTCACCGTTATCGATCTGCTCAGCATTGGCAAAACCGAGTGCTTCTGCTCGTATCTGAGCATCGTGAGCAGCAAGCCAACGGTCAAAGTCAGCGCTAGCTTCCAGCCTGTCATCATCCTGATTTGTTACCGAACCGTCACCTATAGAGCCTTCGATGTAGCTCGACTTAATATCGCTACCAGTTGGCGTGTATTCCTGTGTCATGATTTCTCCTCGATGATGAATCGGATGCGGTGCAGTCCCTGGACTCCGGTGGTGCCTTCCTCGCGTCTGAAGTCTGGTCCGAGCACATGCTTGGAATCGTCGTCGTCCCAGAGCCCGGCTCGGGTGAACCCGTCGATGATCGGCTTGGCGCTCGGTGCCGCGTTCGTGGGATCGGCTCGATTGTTGGATGGGTATTGCACGTAGGCAGTCACATGCGCCCGTTCGAAATGCACGCCCCGGGCAGCGTTCAGACAACGCAGGTAGCCGATCTCCTTCAACGCGCGTCGTTTTCCTGTTCAACGTCCAATACGAGCCGTGCGCACCGTTCTCGGTGATCCAGTTCGAAGCCGTGATGTCTATGGTCAATTCAATGGTCCTCATGCTTGCTCCCAGTACTCGTCGAGGAAATGATTCACGCCACTCATGCAATGCCCCTGAGCGTTGAGGGTCGAACCGCAGTAAGGGCAATGCTCGAAAGTTGGAGGCGTCTCAGCCGGATACACGTACGCGCTAAAACTCAGGGTCGCCATTATTGCCTCCCCACGGGTCGGACTGCGCCTGCGAGGCACGCGGCTGGGATTGTGGTGACCGGTATTGCGGTTGTTGGCTGCCTGTCTGCTGTCTGGGGATGATGGTCACGTCATTGCGGTCCAGGGGGATGAACACGATGTCCGCGCTCATGTCCAGGTTCGTTTTGCCCTGGTACTCGTCGGACGTGACCAGGCCGTAAGCGCCCACCCTGTCGCCCTTGTGCAGGCTGTTGAGTACGTGCTCCGCTTGGAACGTGTCCCATACCGTGACGCGATACCAGAGCACCGGCGCATCCTGCCACTGGCCCTGCTTCTTGACTCTCGGTGTGACACCGATGCTGACGCGTGCTATCTGTTTGCCGTTGACCTGCTGGAATTCGGGGGTCGCGCCCCAGATTGCCGACGACCAGGCTTGGAATACCATTAAGCATTGTTCATTCTCTTTCTACGATTCACATACGGGTTGTTGCCCTTGACTGGGCGAGGTTTACGAGCTGGACATGGATAGCGGTCGGGGTCGATCGCGTGCGGGCAGCGGAGCGGGCCTATATCAGGACCGCCACACACCTCGCAGACACGCACCGCACCATGCAGCAAAGGAACATCCACGGTCATCGGCTCATCTCCCTGTCCACGAGGCTGATGCCCTCACCGATCCACCGCATCACCGGCACCGCCATACTGTTGCCGAGAGCCTTGTACCGAGCCGAGTCGGGAGCATGCGGCTTGCCCCGGTACGAAATGTCCGTATACCCATCCGCGAAACCCTGCAGCCGTTCACACTCCATAGGCGTGAGACGGCGCACCATACCGCTGTAAGGCGGTTTCACCGCAGGCGTTTTCGTCGTGCCCAATGTCGGGGGAGGTACTCCTCACTCAGACTCAACCCTCCGGATGCCGCGTTATCAGCACCGAACACAAAACTCGTGCCCTTCGCATCATGCGCGGTCAACGTGGGAGCGAGATCCCGTTCAACCGCGGCATTAGAACCATTGTCAACAGCGCAGTACACGAAGGTCTGCTGTTTGATGCCGGGTTCCGCTGCCAATGCGCCGGCGCAATCCTGCAGGTCACGCACCTCGTCACGCTGATTCTGCGCGAACGCCTGATAGATGGCCGGGTTGTGCTCAGTCTTGAGCGTGGGTGACAGATCCTCGGGGACGGCGAGAGGTCCGAGCGCCAGCGCCGGCGTTGTAGTTGAAGGCAATGGTCAGCACGCCGCGTCCGTCCGCCCCGGCTTTCCCGTCGCGGGCATCCAGCGTGGGGGTACGCGCCATCAGTCCCGTACACGCGTCTGGCCTGGGTGTCCCCAAGGTGTCAGGCAATCCCCGCCTGACATTCCAGCGCTTCTTTGAGTTCCCTGGGTAAGGGTTTGCCTCTTTGCTCGGCTCGATGCAGAATCCCATTGCACGCTCTCGCGCTCAAAAAGTACCGGGCCGGCACGCCGCCAGTCTCGAGTATTGACGACAAGGAACACACGACGGCGTCGCTGGGCCACTCCACTGAACTGAGCGTCCAGCACTCTCCACGCCGCCCCTCCATCAGGCCAGAGTTCGGCCACGGCCCCGAGCAGCGTCTGGAAAGCTCGTCCCCCTTGAGCAGAGAGCGCCCCGGGCACGTTCTCCCAGACGATCCATTCCGGATCAATCGCATGGCAAGCCCGCAGATACTCGAGCATGAGCTGGCCGCGAGGATCATCCAACGCCTTCCTGAGTCCCGCGACGCTGAACGCCTGGCAGTGGCTTCCTCCAACGACAACATCGGCTGCATGCCTGTACTCATTCCAATCCACCCTCGTCATGTCCCCCAGATCGGGGACGTTTGGATAACGGTTCGCCAATACGGCTTGGGGAACGGCTCAATCTCCGCTGAACGCGACAGGCTCCCAACCCAGAGGCATCCACGCGCACGACTTGCCGCCTCGATACCACTGAACAGGCTGATATACCTCATAGCTCCACCTGCCCCGCCGCAACCCACACGCCCCGCCAGCGACAAGGGGAATATGACCAGCCAGGGCATGAGCCCCACGCCGGAAGCAGCGGCAGCACAAACGAGCCAGACGAGACTCAGGAACGCCATAGCGCAGGAAACGATCAGCAGCAGGAACATGAGTAGGAACCAGATTGCGTTGATGGTGGCGTCACTCATGATGCGGCCTCCTCGTCGGGTGTGACCTGTTGCGCCGCTTCGATCTGCGGGGTCTTGTTGGCGTCGATGACGGGGTGGAATACGTCCGCATAGTCGGGGAGTGGTCTCGTCTGCGCCCGACCGCCTGTGCCGCGTTCACGGACACAGGGAGATACGGGAAACACTCGGCGAATGACGGTTTTCTTCGCCATCGCCTCGTAATCCGACACCCAAGGCCCGTTGTGCGACGCCTTGCTCCGCCCGCGAATCTTGTCGATCTCGGCGCGGGTCATGTGCTCGAACACGAAACCGCCGGTCATGAGCTGCGCGTTGACGAACACGTCGGTCAGCTTCTGTTCGGAATGCTCGGCGTTACGGTCCTGCCGGAACTTGAAATGCTGCCCCGACTCGTCCTCCCACGACTCGAATTCGTCGCCCTCGTACACCGCCTGAGCGTGCAGGCTCTTGATGGCACCTGAACGACGGGCAAGATCGATGATGCCCTTATAGCCAATGATGAATGTGGCGTCCTTCTCGCCGGTACGTGAATTCTTGTTGCCGTACGGCAGGATGTACGCGCGTCCCAGCCCGTCCACCGATGACGGTTCCAGTCCGAGGGCTGAGCATTTCAATGAAGCAGCTGAGCACGCTCTCGGGTGAGCATTCGGCCAGTTTCGGCTCCTTGTTGATCGTGCTGGACACACAACTGGTAGAGACGCTCCCCCGCTCATGTTGTTGCCGATGACCGCCTGGATGCGCGGGCCATGACTTCATCAGCATGTCCTTCAACCTGTCCTGCGGGCGGGCCTGCACCATCTGCCTGCCCTGCGTCGCCTGTGCGAGTTCTCCCATGATTACCGCTCCTTGACTTCCACGACACGCAATCTGCGCGTGTCATACGCCTGTCTGACTGATTCCCTGTAATGCGTGGTCTCATACGTGACCCGCCATTGGCCGGACGATGCCGCCGCGTGCTTCGAGACGACCGTCTTGAGTTTTCCCGCGAGCTGTTCGCGTATGGTCTTCAACGCCTTGATCTCGTCGCCCGCCTGCTGGTAGGCGGCGGCCATGTTGTCGAAACCATCCGGCCCGTCATCCGGTTGCACGGTGATCTCGTCGCCGTCGTCCTGCGGGTAGAGTTCGTCCACGTCCGTGCCGGTGAGTTCGGGAGGCTCGTCGCGTTGGATGAACCCCCAGAACGATTCAGCCGCGTCGACCACGGCCGTGATGTCGTCCTCGTCGCGTTCGAACCACACCTCCACCGGCTCCGATTCGCCGATATCCGCCACGAAACACCCGTACGTCCAGCCCGTCACCGCGAGATAATGCGTCACCTGCGCCATGTAATAGGCGGGGGCCTTCAGACTGCCGTCCAGCGCATGCCAGTCACCCGCCCGATACGCGGAAGCGGTCTTGCATTCCAGGACACCGAACCCGCGATCCTCGTCCCACAGCACCCCATCCAACCGAGGCACGCATGCACGGATGCGCCCTCGACACCAGGCTCATGTCCGTGCCATCCGTCAACGACATCGCCGGATAACGGCGACGGAAACCACCTGCGCAGCTCGCCCTCCAGCACATTGCCCTTGATGACCGGCCACCGACCCGAGATATCCTCATGCTCGGCACGACCCGTCTTCTCCAACCACAACGAGTACGGCGTCCTGATATTTGTTCACACCCAGAATCGTGGACATATCCGAACCGCCAACACCCAGACCACGCTGAGCCAGCCACGCCGCCTCACGATCCGCCTTCGTACGCTGACGGAAACGCACCACCTCAAACACCTCATTCGACTTCAACACAGGCCGTCTCATTTCCAGTTCCTTCCAAAGTTTTCAATCAACCCGTTCTCATGTGCTTGCAGCGTGGGGAATCACCCGGTCGTCCAGTAACGCGTCAACCTCGTCCGCGTCATACAAATCCGCACCAAACCAGCCGAACCGGCGCACCGTCAGCAACCTCTCGTTACGCACCCCGTCGCTCGTGATCAACGACATGAGACACCTCCCACCGACGAATCAACGCCAACGTACGAGGATCCAAACGCTCAAAATCAAGAGGCAAACTGTGATCAGTCAATCCACTCACCCCCAGCACTCTCAGGAGCACGCCTAGCCCAGGCACGCACGTCCTCAGCGGCAGCCTTCGCCAGCTGCGTATCGAAATATTTGATAGGAAACTGGCGCGTCCGATACGCTGACGACACGTTCTTATAAGGAATGTTCAACACGTAATGGGCTTGCAACGCAGTCCAATACTCACGGTCCTTCAACGGGACAGGATTCTTCTCAGCCATACTCACGCCGCCTTCCCGATACCCTTGTCACCAAGAAAGCGGGCCACGAAATACGTCTGCCCCTTACCCGTGATCTTCGGAGTACGGTTCGTGGTGATATGACCATCCGCATGCTGCACACTGGTCTCCTTGACACGGAACAACCCCAGATCGATACTGCGTTGTGTGGGCATATTCCAATCCGTGCCACGACGCCGAATCAAATACCCGTTCTCACGAAGCCACTGGAAGAACCTGTTCGCACCCATATCCGGCACGCCATTCTGACGTAGCAGTTTTGCCATATCCCCCACCAGGATCGTGGTATGCGACGCATCCACCGCATCCGCGAACAGCACCTTTGGGGCCTGAGCCGCAAGCCTCTCCCGTTGCTGCTCGATGGTCTTCTGCGCGATCAGCACCGCGTTCGCCATAATCAACTCAGGAGAAGAACCAGGAACATACCCACCAGTACGACGAATCTGCGGAAGCACCTCACCGGTGACCCATTTGCGGAACCTGCGAGCCTCAGGCTTATCAGAGCGAAGGATTGCGTCATAAAGGCCTGATTCGTTGATGATAGTGGTTGCTTGTGCGCCCCCAAGGGTGTCCATCGAATAGACAGCCTTTTGGTCCTCATCCAATCTTGCAGAAACATTTCGCGGATTCGCTATAGCGAGCACGGTTGCAACATCTTTGAGGACCCACCATGTTTGGCCAGTCTCGAACGTGACCGTCCTTACTGGGGTACCCTTGAAATCGAAGGGTTGTACACTGGACATAGTTAATACCTTTCATCAGGAGCCCCGTTGCAGCGGGGCTCTATTTTTTGTGGGAAAATCTGGAATATGGATAACGAAGAGACAGAAGTAAAAAGTCGCGATCTCGACATCGCCGACAAGGTGATCAGAGAGCTTCAGAGGAATCAGCATCTGCTGGCTGCGTCCGCCGAATGGTTTTATCGTTCGGATGACCCTGTTCGAGTGCGCATGCAGATCCTCGAGGATTCAATTTCGAATCTGACCGACTTGCTTGTTCTCCAAGGGAAGCTATCGACTTCGCTAGGCTGGCAGACGGCTCACGTTCAGGAACCTCAAAACTAGCTATCCTACGAAGAGCTTCCATCGCAAGCTTCTGAGACTCGGAGGGCTTGAAACACTCTTCAATCTCCTCACGAACGATCTCGCGCACACGACTCTCAGTAAGACCACTCATGCCGTCAGCTCCTGAGAAGAAGCAAGCACGAATTGTGGGTCTAGGAACTCTTCAGCCTGGTATCCGGTTGACTGAGCGAATGCTTCGACCTGTGAGAGTGAGAACTCAACATCACCACGTAGACGACGCTTGGCTGCGTCAACGGAGATATTGAGGAATCCGGCAACATTTGCAATGGTGAGTTTCTTGGCCGCAGCTACTGCGCGGATTCTCGCAGCGACTGTCGAGCTCAATGTATTTTGTTTGTTCATGTTTTTTAGTATGCGCCCAATTGGGCGCATTGTCAAGCTGGAATTGTGAAGGTTTTTCTAATTAGGCGCAATGGGGGTATTATGAAGGCATGGGAAGCAAAAAGATAGAGGTAAGCAACTTCGGTTTACGTATAAGTAGGGCAATACGTGCAGAGATGGGCGCACGCAGATTGTCGAACCGACAGTTTGCAAAGCAGATTGGACGCGCTGAGCATTACGTCCGCGAGCGTGTAAATGATAATAGCGAATGGTCGCTCTCTGATTTGCAATTAATCTGCAATCTATGGGGCATATCTATATCGCAGCTCATGACTGAGAGCATGTACGGCCTAGCTGCTTCGCAGAATACTGAAAGAGACTTGGAGAATGGTTACGACGCTGATGAAGGCGCGTGAACTGCCACCACTGCATGGCCTTACCTATGGGGCCATGCGCAGTAAAGCCGCTGATCTCGATGTGCATATAGAAAGCTCAATACTCCCAGATGGATACTGTGGCATCTACGATGACGCTGCAAATACTATTCTTATCCATCGTGATATGAAGTACACGCTTAAGCGTTGCACGCTCGTCCACGAGCTGGTGCACTGGGCGCATCGAGATGGCGGGTGTTATGGCATTATGCAACGGCGTGCCGAGTATAGGACGCGCAGGGAGACCGCCGTGCGCCTCATATCACCCGCCGAGTATGCGATTGCCGAGCAGATCTATGAGGGAGACGTTTTCAGAATGGCCAACGAATTGGACGTTACCAAACAGGTTATCGAAGACTATCAGAATCTCGTGTTATCCAAGTAGCGATATGATTCTCTCGACAATGAAGTGAGGGAAGAGCGATCATGAGGGGAAGAGATGAAGATGAAGAAAATTGGTACTGCCCTGCTATGCACAGTAATGGCAATCGGTTTGGCGGGCTGCGGCAATGAAGCGGCTCCGATTAGCAGTAACACAAACACGGGTTCCTCGGCATCTAGTACCTCCGAGTCAACTACAACAGCAGTGGAATCGCGCACGTATACCGAAGATGACGTTAACGCAGCCATCACCAAGTGTGCTCCACTATCTGAGAATGGTGCTGACTTAGTTGATGACATCACCTCCCCGACAAAAGTGCTGTCTTTGGTGTCACCTGGCGGTGCATTAAGTAAAGGTGTGGAATCAGACGTTTTCAGGTGTGCGTTCGAAGAATTATCCATTCCCGATGACATTATCCAGAAAATCAACCAGCCGCTTGGTTCCGAGCAGCAAGATAACGTCGGGAACCTTAATATTGTTTGGACAAACAAGGATGGTTCAATCAATCTGTACATGTCTACTGAGAACATGAATCAATAACGGATGCTCAAAGATTACAAGCATCTGGTTCTCGACCGCAGGCAATACGCCTGAACGTTCTGGCGCTATTATTCAATCAGCATTGTTGCTGAGAGAAACGAGAAGAAGATGGACGTCGTTGTCAAGAAAATCGCAGCGCTGGGAATTCCTGGAGTTGTGATTCTAATCGCTACGGCTACAACCGGTTACAGCGGAGCAGCGGCATTGACTGCTGCTCTGGCGGCTCTCGGCCCTTTCGGGATGATTGGTGGACTCTTCACTCTGGGCGCTATTGGTCTTATATCTCATGCCATTTCGGGTTATGGCGTGCGGGCCATAATTCAAGCGGTCGTCAAAGAGCAAGTAAAAACAAAGACTAAGCAAGAAATCATCTCTGAAATAGAAAAGTATCCGGTGAGCAAAGATCTCAAGCTAAGAATTTTCAATTATTTGGATTCATTGGAAGTCTAATGAATTGTGCAACGTTGCAATGCGAGCGTTTGCCACTCAAAGAAAGAAAAGCCCTGCTTTGTGCAGGGCTGCGTGTTGTCATTTACGTTTTTTCTTGACCGCTTCGATCATTTGAGGGCCTGCCGTCACCGCGCTAACTAGTGCCGCTATCGTCGATGCTGCTGGCTGTCCCATGGCAGCGGAAAAAGCCGAAACGAGGAAACCCATCCATGGGAGGAAAGTGAAACCGAACGCCGCCACCTTCAAGGCCCAGTTCTCATCATCTTGGTTGGCGCGCTTGTTTTCACCTTCGCGCTGCCGATCTGATACCTCCATGTCAAGAGATTTCTCCGCCATGGAGAGAATGCGATCAGCAGCACCTGGAAGAACTTGGTTGTAACCTGCGAACTCACTCACCGCAGGTAGCGGACCAGAGTGCATGAAAGCCTCAATCTGCGCCCCGGTGACGGTCACCGTTCGTTCTGCTGATCCATCGCCTGTCGGATCGCTTTGCCCACGTTGCTCCACGCCTTGGTCTGCACCTGCTGTGCTGTCATCGGACTGTAGCTGCGCTCCGGAACCTTCTGAGATACCGCTATCCGGTACCCACGAGACACTCCCCTCGACAGCGTCCTGCTCATGCTTCTCGTTGCCATCGGGATCACTTCCTTCGTTTTGATTCATAACGATACTAATACCACATGATCATATGCTATGACGTTACTCAATGATAGACGTACCAACCTGCCAATCACCTGAGAGCGATTCCTTCCCCAGTCCGCCTCTGCGGGGATTTCTCATAGGTAAAGGAAAACCCGGCACAAGGCCGGGCCGTTGGGATAAAGTATTACGATTCTTCTATCAATGAGTAGGCCTTCATCAAAGCGAGCGCCTCGTTCTCCTGCTTGGAATCCCCCTCACCGTAATCCTTGTGCCGAGCCACCACAAGCGGAACAAGGATTCTGGATTTCTCAACGACACCGAACCACAGTCGCGGCCACTGTCCTGGTCTTAATCGCGCTCCAGCAACGGCAACATCGAACTTCCATACCGCGTATGATTCGTTGGATGTTATTCGGTAAAGTAGTTTCCCCGGTTTTACCGGTTCGGCTTGTGTTTCCGGGCAAAACTTGTCTCCCAACAGCCGTAGCGCGGTCTGCATATCCTTTTCGAAGTTGCGATAGTCTTTTATTATCTTTTTCTTTGACTTGTCGCAGTACCCACAGTCGTCATTCTGCATCCGAAAAGTCGGTCTCCCGGTAGAAGGCGAGTTCGAACGGTATGTGCTCCTGCTCCTCTACTCCACGCCATGGAGCCTCGCCGTGCGATTGGTTCTCAAGCTCCTTGCCGGTTTTGCCAGAATAGTGTTTGGCAACACGGTTGAGTATGGAGATATCATCATGGTCGAATACGCTCATGTCAGGCTCAGCAAGCGCAGTGTACACGGTCGTTGGGTGCGACAAACCGTACTCGTCCACCTCATCGATCTTGATCTTATCCTCATCTCGCATGTCCGACACAACCCGAAGGAAAGAGTCAGGCACTGGTCCCATTGGCCGATGCTTGTATCGATCACCAGTTATGGTTTGCATTGACTCGTGATATTCAAAACGATCGAAGTCAACATAGTACAGCAGCTTGGCTAGCTTCTTCTTACCGTGAATACTGCCGTCGCGCATCTGTGAAATGAGAAACAGTATCGCGTTCTCGTACTTGCTTACATTAAGCGTTGCCATTCTCATCACCACCCATGTCTCTATAAACTATCCATTGTGCATAACTCTGTGCATAAGGTACACCTACATCATACAACACGCTACCCGCGAAGAATTATTCTGCTTCAACCGTGAGCACGGTTTTCCCTGTGATTTCCGCGAGAGCCTTCGTGTCCCAATCATCCAAATTATGGGTGAACAACTTTCGTCTCAATTCAATGGCAGCTAATCTCGCATCTTCGAGTTGCTCATACCGCCCACCATGGTAATGCTTGCGATTATGCACTACTTGCACTCGCCATTTTCCTGCATCTGCATCCCAAGTGACACCGCGTTCCCCCCTGCCATTCTTTCTCGATGAGCCAATAAGGTTTTCACAATTCTGTTTGTTGCTCACCGCCTCTAAATGAGCTGGATTAACACATAGCTTGTTATGGCAAATATGGTCAATGAAAAGTCGTGGTGGTATGGCACCGTTTGCAAGAATGTATGAGATTCTGTGAACAAGCATCTTCTTCCTTTTCCCACGTCCATATTCGTGTCCATAGAAGAACACCATCCCATAACTTCCACCAGTTGGTTCGACTCCGTTTGTTGCACCAGTCCATAGCCAGCAACCATTTTCAGAAGTCTTGTCAACTCTCGACCAGAAGCTTTCCAAAAAATGTGAAGAAAAATCTTCCTTCCTGAGATCCTTCGCGTACATAGCTACTCGTTCCCCCCAACTACTGGCTCTATGCCGAGCGACGACGTAACAGGACCAACAAGTTTTGCCAGATCAGCACTTCCCCAATGGGTGTACCCTGCTGTGGTGCCGATGTCGACGTGGCCCATGATGCTTTTGCGCGCGTCCTCGGATGCCCCGGCTATGGCGAGCTGCGTGGCGAAGTAATGCCGTGCGCTGCGTATCGTCACCCGCGGCAATCCAGCTGATTCCAACGCCCGGTACCAGCGGCGTCGTTCGACCGTGTTGGTCAATGGTTGCCCTTTGCGGGTGAAGATCAGATCGTCAGTCTTTAGATCATGGGTGGAAGCCCATGCGGAGAGGTCATCCCAGAGTGCTTTGCTGACGGGCACGATGCGCTCGCCCTTCTTCGATTTCGGCGGCACCATCCATATACCCCCGGCAACCGGTTCCGCCTTGAGCCATGAGGGTATGACCGCGCCCTTCGCATACCGCTGCAACTCGTGGCACACGTGGATCGCGGGCGTGCCATCGACCTGCACCAGGTCGTCCGGTGTCAGGGCGAACCGCTCCCCCTGTCTCATGCCCGTCTCGAAGGCGAGACGCCACATGAGGCCCCACATCGCGTCATCCTCGGCACTGTCCGGCCACTTGTTCTGCCCGCGCCTGCGCTTCACCTCACCAGGGCCACTTGAGGCGGCCTGTATGAGCTTCACCGGCTGCCCGGCATCAAGTATCACGGTCGGGTTCGCCTCGACCCTGGGCGGGTCGCAATGAGCGCACACGTTCGATTCCAGAAGACCCTCGCCAACGGCATCATCGAGGGCGTTGCTCAGACGTCGATACGCGTTGAGCGCGGTCTTGCTGCTGCGCGTCGAGGTGATGTCCTTCTCCAGCTTGCGCACATGCGCCGCGGTGAGATCGCCGATGCGGACGGCCCCGATGCTGTTCGTGATGTTCCGGCAGTCCGAACGGTACGACTCCCAAACCCTGGGTTTGACGTTGGGGCGTTTGAATTCCTCAAGCCAACGATCCAGCCAATCCGCCAGTTTCGGTGTCTTCACTGATGGGAGTACGCCCGTGGCCACGAGCCGGTCTCGTTCCTTCTCGTATTTTGCCTTTGCCACGGCGGCTGTCTTGCTGGCGAAGCGCTTGTGTCGTCGTTTCCCCGTTCCGGGGTCTGGTGGTAGTTCGAGCTGATAGATGGTGTATCCGCGTGTGTCGGTGGTGACGCTTCCCGATCCTTTAGTCCGTCTCCGGTCTTTTTTCCTGGCCAT